GAAACAGGTGCTTCATATAATAATTTTTTATTTAATAAAAGAATTACAGACATTTAATATTGTTTATTTTATAAATATCACCCAAACAAAAAATGGGGCTAATAACCCCATTTTATTTTTTAGATTTATTTTTAATCTTATCGTATTCTTGTTTTTGTTCTTCTAATTCTTTTTGCCATAAATCAAGATATATACGTCTTTCCCATACTGGCATATTTTGAACGGATTCATAAGAAAACTTCATATGTTTAACCATATAATAAATTTCCCTACGAAGACCTAAACTATACTCTGACGTTAGGCCAAAAAAAGTTGAGTCCGAGGGTAATTGGAGCTTGAAATGTACCAGTCGGCCCCTCCACCTCAACCGACATGTCTATACCTGGTTCAATTTTATCTGAATATTCTCTAAATTTAAGAGAATCCATAGCTGGCATCACATTAATAAATTGTTGAATAAAATTAACATCTCTATTACCGTCAATTTCCTTAATTTGTGCTTGTAAACGATAAGTTAATGTGTTAGATATTTGTGACTTGGTGGCTTTCTCATACTTCTCACTTCTAGACACAATATTTTTTTCATCACCAACGGTTAAAAGTTTAAACTTAATTTTCTTTTTACTTCTAGGTAGTTCAAACGTAAACTCACCATTTTCATCTGGTTCAATATCTTCAGGTAATGTTTTAGACTTTAATTGACTTAAATCAATTTCATATTCAAACTCAACACCACTATTTGGATCTGTTAACTTAACAGGGTAAATTTCACCGTAACCTGTAGCACGTAACCATATCATAATAGCATTTCTATCACCCACCAATAATTGTTCAAAAGGTACTGGTGATTCTTTTATTTTACGTTCCATTAAAACATCAATCACTTTACCACTTTTAATTAAGTTAGGTGATGTTAGGATGTTTTCATCCATAGCGGTCATGTATTCTACCTTTACATTACCGTTTTGTCCAGGATATAATAAACCTTTTGAGGGTAATGGTATAACATCGAATGGTGCTTGAAATTGTACGTCTTGAGTTTGTGTTTTATTTGACATTTTTAAAACTTTTTAAGTTATTATTATAAAATATAATCAATATATAACGTTGATTATTTATAAATAAATATCTTATATTGTTTTTTTATAAAATAAAAAGTATTTATAGATGATAATATACTAAAAACACCTAATTTATGGATTTAAAAAATTATTTCACGTCAAATAAAAATGGTTCTTTATTAAAAGAAAAATCATTAAAGAATATTAATAAAGAATTATATTTTAAAATAATTAATTATGGTGTAGAGAATAATATTAACACACCGTTTAAAGAGTTAGTTTGGTTGTATGTTAATAACGTCAATATGGTACCTGAATGTAAAATTTGTAATAACACCACCAAGTTTCAAACATTCGGTAGTGGGTATAGAACCTACTGTTCCAAAGAATGTAAATCAAAAGATGTTGATGTTAAAGACTTGGTTAAACAAACTTTTCAGAAAAAATATGGTGGACACCCAATGCAAAACGAAGAAATTAAAAATAAAGTAAAAAAAACTAATATAGAAAAATATGGTGTGGATTATCACCTAAAATCTGATTTTATTAAAAATAAAATTGAAAGTACTAATATAGAAAAATATGGTGTTAAAAGACCATTACAATCTGATTTAATTTTAAATAAAACAAAGAAAACTATGTTAGATAGATACGAGGTTGAACACGGCCTACAATCTAAAGAAATACACAATAAGACAGTAGATAGTTTGATTAAAAACAACGATTGGGGTGTAATAGTAGATAAAACTAAAAACACTAAATTAGATAGGTATGGTGATAAAAATTACTGTAACAAAGAAAAGGTTAAAGAAACTATGTTACAAAGATACGGTGAAGAAAACCCAAGTACTGTTAAAGAATTTTTAAATAAAAGAAATGAAACTAAATTAATTAACTCAATTAAAAAATATAAACACGGCGATAAAATCATAATAAATAGTTTTAATGATGTTGAATGTGATATAACATGCAAAGTTTGTAACACAAATACGATTATTAATAGACATAATTTAGTTATGAGAGGAAACTCAAATCGGATAATATGTCTTAACTGTAACCCATATAATTCACATAAAAGTTCATATGAGAGTGAATTGTTTGAGTTTTTAAACCAAAATGGTATTAATTGTGATATTGGTGACAGGAAAATACTTAATGGTTTAGAGTTGGATATATTCATACCTTCACATAATTTAGCTATAGAATTTAATGGTCTTTATTGGCATAATGAAATTTATTGTGATAAATATTATCATTTAAATAAAACCAAATTATGTCAAAAACAAGGTATAACTTTATTACATATTTTTGAAGATGAGTGGATTTTTGGTAAGGAGAAAATACTATCTATAATCAAAAATAAATTAAAACTAAAACAAGATGTTATTTATGCCAGAAATTGTATAATAAAAACACCTTCAATAAAAGAAGAAAAAGAATTTTTAAATAAAAACCACATACAAGGATATACACCTTCTGGTATTAAATTAGGTTTATATCACAACGACAACTTGGTTTCACTAATGACTTTTGGTGGGTTACGTAAAGTTTTGGGTTTTAAAAATAAAAAAGATTGTTATGAAATGTTAAGGTTTTGTAATAAATTAAATACCAATGTGGTTGGTGGTGCGTCAAAATTATTTAAATTTTTTATTAAAAATAATAATGTTGGAGAAGTTTTATCGTATTCTGATAACAGATATTTTAATGGTAATTTATATGAAAAATTAGGTTTTAAGTTTGTTGGAGAAACCAAACCTAATTATTTTTACACAAAAGGGTTTAAAAGAGAACATAGATTTAAATACAGAAAAGATGTTTTGGTTAAACAAGGATATAACCCAAATAAAACCGAACATCAAATAATGTTAGAAAGAAAAATATATAGAATATATGATTGTGGTAATAAAAAATGGATTTTTTTAAAATAAATTTTGTGTATTTAAAAAATATTCATATCTTTACAAAACAAATAAAGAACAAAAAAAATGGAAAGACAGAAATTAGATAGATTGATAGAGGTATTATCAGTACCTACTCATTCTAGAAATGAGAAGTTAATGATTGAATATCTTCAAAAAGTACTTACTGAAAAAGGTATTGAACATTATACCGATATCCACGGTAATATATACGCAACTAAAGGTAAAGCTGAGTGGTACCCTTGTTTTATTTCTCATACCGACACGGTACATAAAGTTAATATGGATTTAACCGTAGTTCAAGAGATTAAAGACGGTAAACAAATCCTTAGAGGTATTGATGGTAAGACCAAACAACCGTCAGGAATTGGTGGTGATGATAAGTGTGGTGTGTTTTTATGTTTAGAAATGTTAGACACATTGGAAAACGTTAAGGCAGCTTTCTTCGTATCTGAAGAAATTGGTTGTCAGGGTAGTAAATACGCTGACCCAGAATTCTTCAGTAATGTTGGTTATGGTATTCAATATGATTCACCCGAAGGGAACTCAATGAGTTTAACACTTATGGGACGTTATTTGTTTAACCAAAAAAGTGAATTTGCTAACAAAGTTACAGGTTTAATTATGGAAGCAGGTATTGATGATTGGGCATACCATCCATATACTGACGCTTGGCAAATTGTTGAGAAATTTGATATAGCTTGTCTTAACTTAGCGGCAGGTTATTATCGTTATCATACAAACCATGAATATGTTATTATTGATGATGTTCAAAACGGATTTGAATTAGGATTAAAATTAATATCTGAATTGGGTGAGGCAAAGTATGAAAATCGTAAACAAGAAAAAACTTATTCTTTTAGTAATACAAATAATAGGGGTTTATTAAATGAAGAAAAAAAAAATGATTTTTTTGACCATTTAGATGATGATGATAATGACGAATTTGATTTTTTATTTAATAATGGAGAGTTTTTAGGTTCAGATAGAAGTAATAAAAATCCTTATTATAACGGTGGTAATTATGAAGATAAATCTAGATATGATTTTGATTGGTAAAAGAAGGGGGACTTAACAGTCCCTTTTTTATTACCTCTCTTTCAATCTAACTTCATACTCAACCCCACCTTCGTCAAAGTACAAGATATCAACTGCAGATAAAAAAGCGGGATAATCAGAACCAAAGATAAAATCTGACATATCTTTTGGTGTACCATAAATACTTTCTTCATCATAAGAACCTAAACCTAAACCAACACTTTTGGCAATTCTAGAAACATCTTTCCATCTATCATAACCATTAGAATCAAATAAAACTAAATAAAATTTACAAACATTAACAAAAGTTTCAAAATCTCTTGGGTTGTCAGAATGAAAAACAAATTCTTCTCTAAGATAAGCATCACCATATTCCCACTCTGTTTTCATAACAAAAAGATTATTTTTCTGTGGTTTTTTTAATGGTTCTTTAGAAACCTCAAAAGGTAGACTATAACTATCAATCAATTCATCAGCCCATTCAAAGTCAGATTCCCTTAATATTTTTTTAATTAATGTTTTCATTTAATTGGTTTTCTAATTCTTCTATTCTACTTTTTAATTCTTCTATTTCAGTTGACAACTCTTCACGACATTTTTCCTCTCCATCATCAAGTCCTCTATTGTAACCATCATCATAACCTTCTTCTTTGGCTGCCCTAACATCCTCATCATAAGTTTCATACCAAACATAATCATCACAACAACCTTCACAGTCACAATTATCTATACCATGTTCATAACCAATATCTTTGCCATAATCATAAGCACTTTCAAATTGATCGTATAATTCCGATGCTATGTCCGATAATTTTTCAACATCACTAATACCATTTTCTGTAAAAAAACCAAATATATCCTCCAAATTCACATTAAATTCTTCTTCTATGTTTTTCCAATTCTGATACACCAAACTCCTACCTTGTTCTATTGTGTTATCATCAGCCTCAACCCAACCAAAATCATCTTGGTTTTCTTTTAATATTTTGCGGATTAAATCTTTCATATCATATAAATATCTTTTTTGTTAAAAAAGTTTTGCCATTAATCATAATATATTTATATTTGTACTGTTAAAAAAATAGGGTTGAATTGGTTAACCCCTTAAGCTTAACCAACGTTATGACACGAAACGTCAGGGTGAAATTCCCCAACCATTAACGGATATTAATGGTGAAAAATAAAAACCCCACGGTCAGAATACTAGTGGGGTTTTTAATTAATTTTAATTTTGTTAAACAAATATTTGTAATTGACCCAAACCAATTTTAAAATCTTCTTTGTTCATAACACTTATAACATATAAAATCCAGTCATAAGCGTTTTTAACTTTAGGTTCTATTATAGCGTTTAAGTAAGGGTTATTTTTTTGTGAAACAATAAAACGAACACCATCTTGTATTTCTTCATGTACTATACGAAAGGTAATTTCGTCTTTTGCTGCTTCAACAAGTTCTTTTATATAGACATCATAAATTCTATCACCACCTTCAGGAACATGCCTCCATTTTCTTTTTTGACTATGAAGACTTCTTTCATCATGTCTTAAATCATAATTAATTATAAGATTAGCTTTAATATCTGCTATCTTTTTTTCTAAAATAAGTTGTTCTTTAATTACCTGTTTAATATCCATATGAAAGATTATTTTGGGTTATTAGGTTTTATTATGTTTTCAGGTTGACGATTGGTGTTTACAACAGTATTTGGGTTGTATATATCTCGTTGAACATTCATAAAAATTCCTTGAACCTTGCCATCAACTTGATTTAATTGAATTGAAATTGTTTTTAAATCTTGTTCTTTTATCGATTTAATCTCATCTTTTAATGTTTCTATTTGGTCATAATTGGATTTATTGTAAGCTTCCACCTTATTACTTATATCAGACCAAAGATAAAAAAGTCCGGATCCTAAAATACCCAATAATGTTAATAAAGTTTTTAAATTTATTTGAATTACTGTATTAGGTCCAATTTTTTGTGGACCAATATTTACCTCATTATCTTGAATATTATTTGACATTTTTTTAATAATTTGTTGGTTCCATTTTACCCACCGAAATGGTTAATTTTAAATAAGGGTTGGGGTGGTATAATGTATAAACCAAATTGGTACTACCGACAGTCATCCAAAAAGGATAAAAATTTAAAGGTAATACATACCTATTTAATTTATCGTCATAATAATATACATATATGTTTGGTATATAAGTTCTGGAAACTTGGCAATTAAGAAAGTAAGAATTTGTGGAAAAATATATTTCATATATATAATTACCGTAAAGATTGGGTTGATTACTTCTAACTACGGTACAATAGGCATTACCCATACCGCAAACAGGATTACCAGAAACCTTCCAAGTGTTATATTCTTTAACATTGAAGTTATAATTTGTCTGACATAAAGAAGTTAGACAAATAAAAAAAAATAAAAAAGTTAATATAAATTTTTTCATTTATTATAAATATTCGGATAATTTGGATTTTACCAAATCAATTGAATCATTTATATCTTTTTCCCAAAATCTTAAAAGCGGGATGTTGTTTCTAACACACCAATCAGTTTTGATTTTATCTTTTTCTAAATTTTTAAATTGGGACTCGTATATAGGTTTTGGGTATTTACCGTTTGGGTTACAATGCCAAAAATCACCATCAATTTCTATTAAAAGGTTATTTTTAGGTATATAAAAATCATAATACGCTTTTATCTCCCTTACATAATGTTGTCTAATATATTCTACATTAGGTGGTATTAAACATAAAAATTTTTCCTCTAATTTTGACTTAACGGTAAAATCATTTTCCAACATCCAAAGCATACGTTCATGAGATTTTTTTTCTCTATTTTCATCATTAGACCAATAGGTTAACATACCTTTATTTAATTTTTCTAGAACTTCTTTTGGCCTCTTCCTACCTTTTAAAGTTTTAGATATTTTTTGAGACCTCTCTTTGTTAGATGATATTTTTTCACCATAATTTAATCTTTCGTCCTGCTCTTTTGTTAAACCCTTATTCCATATTTTTAATTTACCACTCTCATAAAGTTTTTTTTGGGTTTGATGTGACCTTTCATTGGCTTTAACATTATGGCCCCAATTATTGTTTATACGAGAAGCATGACCTAAAATATATTTTACAAAACCTTTTTTGATTCCTAAAAAATTTGGTGTTTCTCCACAACCACAGGCACAAGTTGGCTTTTGACCTTTTAACTCGTATTCTACATATAAATCTTCAGGTTTTAGTTTGTGTTTTTGTACACTATGGGAAGATAGGCCCCATAAACTTTTAAATTCTATATTACATTCTTTACAGACATATTGCATAAAAAATCCTCCTTATATATAAATATACACAAGGAGGACAAAGTTTGTATTTGATGAAGGAATGCTAAAATACGTGGATAGCGCGGTCGAAACGTAAAGTTGCCGTAATTTCGGCTATATCGTTTGAGTCGTAAGCTAATGATCCAAAATCTACGTCATTTAATTGTGTTCCTTGTAGTATCCATTTTTCAATAACAACACCTGTTGGGTCAAGTAACTCCAACTCAACGTCTTTTTTGTAACCAGCGGCATAACCCTGTCTACCAGTAACGGATTCCGAATGAAGACGAACCCACTCCATTAAAGCTTGTGCTGCTGAAGGACCAATAGGATCACGGAATGTTACACTAATAGTCTCCCAATTAAATCTACCAATAACATATGTAGAAGTATTAAGAAACTGTATTTCAGTTTCTTGTGATGTATATTTAGGTCTTGAAGCTGCCTTAACAAACCACTCCTGAATCCCAAGTGGAGAGGGAAATCTTAAAATAAATCTGTTTTGTTTTTTGGGTTCGTAAGGAACCGGCATTCTCATAAGTAAATCTGCCATCTTTTATTGTTTTTTTTTAATGTGTTATCTTTTATTATAAATATCTGGTGATATTATTTTTTTATTTTTAGTTTATTTTAAACATTAAAGATTTAATTCTATAAATTTCCTCTTTTAATAAATCGTTAATTTTTTGTTTAGATTCTTGTTTAACATTATCTTTATCAGATGTTTTTTGTGAATCAGATTTATTTTCACCTTTAGGTTTATCACCACCTAATTTACCTTGTCTTTTAAGTTTAGACATATATTGAAACATACCCATGAGTTCTGTAATAAAACTAATCATGTTATTTTTTAAATCACTCTTAGCTTTTGCCTTTTTACCTTTTCTTTCAACTAAATAAGACTCTTCAACGGAAGAAACTTTATTTATATTACCACCACCTAGGGTACCCATTTTATTAACCATACCACCAATATCTTTAAATGTTTTACCCCTAAATTTACCTTTATAAACAATATCTATCAATTCATTTATAAATCTACCCATATTCTCAATGTTTTGAGGGTTACCAGTATCTACACTAAATGTTTTAGTGAAATCTTTATTCATTATTGGGTTGGCTTTTAATTTTTCCACGAACTGATCCATTACCTTATCACCGGTATTATTCATTTTCTTAACTTTATTTCTGATGATTTCAACACGGGTCATAAAACCTTCAAAAAATTTAAGTTTATTTTGATCAATACCAGATTTTTGTTTTAAAATTTTTATTACTTCTGGGTCTTTTATAAATTTAGCCTCTGTTAAAATATTTTCTTTTTTCATTACATTTTCTTTTTTTAATTTACTTTTGTCAGCTAAGTAAGCTTTAGCACTATAGGTATTTTTACCACCTGATCTTCCAGTTGCTTTTGTCACCCAAACAGAAT